ATATATAATATAACAAATGATATATTCAACTGGAATTGTCTATAAAATAGTCTGTACTTTAGATAGTAGTATAGTATATATTGGAAGTACCTTTAACTTACTACGGCAAAGATGGCAAGAACATAAACATCAATATAAGAGATATTTAGAAGGTGAGTATTCATGTGTAGCAATTTTTCCGTATTTTACAAAGTATGGTATTGAGAATTTTAAGATACTGAAAATAAAGGAGTACGAGTGTTGTAGGAATGATATGAGAGACGCTAAGCATTTACATGTGTTCGAACAGCTTTGGATTAACAAGACGAAGGGTTGTGTAAATAAATATAATGCTTTTAGTATTCCTATTGTTGCTAAAGAGAAGTATAAAGAAAGGGAAAAAGAATATTATCAAAATAATAAAGAACAAAAGAAAGAATATTATCAAAATAATAGCGAGCGGATTTTAAAATATCAAAAAGAATATTATGAAAATAATAGCGAGCGAATGAAAGATCGAAATAAAGAATATTATCAAAATAATAAAGAACGAATTTCAGAATATTATCAAAATAATAAAGAACAAAAGAAAGAATATTATCAAAAAAATAAAGAAAGGAAAAAAGAACGAAGCAAAGAGTATTATGAAAAACACAAAGGAGAAAAAGTAGAATGTGATATTTGCAAACTTACAATTAAAAAAACTTCTTTATATTTACACAAAAAAAGTAAGAAGCATATAAAAAATTTAGAAAAGAATATAGTCTAAAGTATGCTGGTAAGTAATATAATTGTTCAATATCACATTTGTATTAATAAAACTCAGAAATAATATTATTAAAGCCTGTAATTAAGCTAAAAATGACATTTATCTCTATTTTCATATCTAAACTAAAATATTTCATACTTCTATATTAAATTATATATCTCCTTTTATCTCTTTTTTTAAGATATATAATTAGATATTGATTTTATTCGGGTCAAAAAGATCAGCATGTGTTGCTTTTGGTTCTGCAAGATCTAAAATCTCAAGATGGTATAAAATTTCTGCTTTTTTTACAGAAGGGTCTTGTTTATAGAATTTTATTAACTCGTCTATCTCTACTTTGAATTCTTCATTCTTTACAAAGAAGTCTCTCCAATTACTTCCAACCTTATGCTTTAAAACTTTTAGCTCGTTCGTCAATTCGATAAATTCATTTTGTATTTCTTCTTCTTGTGAAATCATTCTTCTTTTATATTAAACAAGATTTATTAAATATGTTTCAAATATTTCTTTTCTTAATTCTGCTACATATTCATTTTTTCTAGAGATTACAGAAATTCTTTTTCTATATCTTTCTAATAATTTTTGAAATTCATCAGCTCCTTGTTCAGATTTAGAGTAAGCATAAAATTTAGCTCCTGTTCTACCATCTGCAAATTTTAGAAAATCTTCTTTCCAAGAATTGACTTTTTCTTGAATCACATTTCTTAGTTCAAGGACATCTCTTTTAGGGAATCTTGTTCTTTTTGGTTTCATCTCAGATAAACGCTTATTACGTTTTCTTTGTAATGCTTCATCAATTTCAAGACTTCTTTGCCTCTCCTGTTCTTTAATTTCTTGAATTCTTTTATCAATAATTTCAGAATGTTCTTGTAAAGACATTCCAATATTTTTTTCAATCTTAGAATGATTTCTTTCTCGCTTATCATGAGCCTGTTTATAAAATCTGTTCTTCATTCTTTCCAACTCAGCTTTTTGCTCTTCTTCTCTCTTCTTATCTTCTAATGATTTTTGATATAAAGTGAGGTTTCTTTCTCTCTCTAAAGTCCTCTTCTCTAAAATCTCTTGTCTTGTTAGTGTTGTAGTCATTTTATTATAACAGCTATAATAAAAATTTTTGTATAATTTTAGAATTTTTTAGAATTTATGAAATTGTATATAACTTGTTTTGCGTTTTGAATGTGTGTTTTAGTACGTGTGTGTTGTTTGAAATAATTATTCGTTATATTTTTCTTACAGATTATACAAAATTTAGGTTGCTTTCTTCTTTCGCTAATTTGTTCTTTATTTTTTTCTCTGTATATTTTACACAACTCTGAGTTTTTTTCTTTGTTATATAGTTCTTTTCTTCTTTGACTAATTTTATCTTTGTTTTCTTTTTGATATTGTTTCTTTTGTTCTAAAATTTTATGTCTATTTTTGTCATAAAACTGTTTCTTTATCTCTTTGAGTTCTTCTTTATTTTCTAATCTATATTGTTTTCTCTGATTTCTGATTTCATCTTTGTGATCTAAAGAATATTGTTTTTTTGATAATTTCTCAATACGAAAAGGAGAATATTTATTTACACAATTTCTCGTTTTGTTAATCCACAACTGCTCGTATACATTCAAATGTCGTCTATCAGACCTGTTTTCTCTATAACATTCGTATTCCTTTATTCTAATTATCTTGAAATTTTCAATTCCAAATTTTTCAAAATATGGATAAATTGATACACAGCTATGTTTTCCATTTAAATATTTTCTATAATCACTTTTATGTTCCTGCCAACGATTTCTGGTAGAATTAAAAGTACTCCCAATATACACTATATCACTATCTAACCTACAGATGATTTTATAGACGTTTCCAATAAAGTAAGACATTTGTTTTTATTATATATTTTTTTGAGAATATATAATTCAATTTTATTTTTTAGTTTTTAATTTTTTAGAATCTACCTTCGCATTCTACGACCACCTCCGACTAGACGACCTGCTCGTAGATTTCCACCAACTGCTGAGCCTCCACTTAAATGTTTAGCTGCTTCATAACCCACTACCAACTCAGGCGAAATTGCCAAACCTGCAGTTTCGCCAATTTTCATAGCAAGACCTCCATGTTTCTTGACAAATTTGTGACCTTTCTTTGCAACACTTTTAAGAGAGCTGAAGAATGAACCGCCTTCCATGTCACTATGATCGGACTTCTCCATGCTCTCACCAGCTTTCATCACTTTATCAGGCGAAACTCCGCCTAAACTAGCTCTACAAACGTTTGGCCCGACCGTGATCACACCTTCATTAACACATACCATATAGAAGGTTCCAGTGAAAGACGCAGCATCAAGATTTCTGAAAGTAACCTGTGCTTGCAGAGTAAATTGCCCGTTCACAGATGGAGCTAAGCCATCGACAAGCCCGATATCTTTTCCCATCTCAAGAGCAAGCACCGAACCGCGGTATTTAGTCCAAGCCGGATAAGAGAGATTACAACCATTTCTGCTAGACATCTCAAACAAATCTTGCTTAGTAGCTCCAGAGAGTAGACCAGCCTCATTATTGAACTGAATAGATACAGCGTCAATACCTAGGAAACTATCAGAAGTCTCGTAGGTAGAAGTGGCTTCATTACGACGAGCAAACAGGTATACGAAACGAGGGACTTGAGATAGTCTAATAGTATCACTGAATACAGTTGAAGTAGCACCAGCAAGAATTGGTGAAAGCTCACGGACGTATTCATTACAAGATTGGTAAGGAAGCACTTGAAGAGAAGGAAGAGGCTGTGTCATATCAGGAGTTAGATAATTAACAAGTAGTTCTGGTGCCTGGTAGAATGTAGCTGTGCTTGCTCCTAGAGGGATCGCTCCAGTATTATGATGGCAGAAGACGCGAGCAGAATTAGTTGAATATCTTAAAGTAAGGTTAAGTTGATTGACATTGACAAGACCTTCTACTTGGTGTCCCAAACCATTATACAGAGGGCTCACCCAGATAGGTTCAGTAATCACAGCACGAACAGTTTTTCCAACAACGGTTACGGTAACGTCAAATCCACCACGACTAGGCTCAGTGGAATTTTCACCATAATCACAAAGTGGATTGCGTCCAGATCCGTATGTCAAATAATCTCCGTAATCTTGGTAAGAATCAGGTTGACTAGGAGCAGTACTCCAACTCTTACGGCGTTGCTCAGGTGTATTACCGTAAGTAAGCATTCCATGAAGCTTAGATTGAACGTTTTCAGATACTTGCTCTCCATTGATACTTAGAGTAGCGACATCAGTGATCGAAGAAACAGGAAACTGACGGAAGCCCGAATTGATACCTAGGTCAATATTAGCA